CTTATCTGTACTTGGGTCTGTATAGAAACAGCCCATAAATACTCCTCTTAATGCATCTGAGTTAGTTGCAATTTTGACCGTACCGTCAGTGTGTTGAGTCACTGGATCGCCAGTAAATATTGCGCTTGCGCCACTTGCAATAGAGTATTTAGTAGTGCCAGTTGTTCCACCAGGAGCGGAACCAACTTTTGCTATTGGTCTTAAACCAAAAGCTTGGTCTATGTTAGCCATAGTAGTCTCCTAAATTATTCCGGAGACATTGATCTTACTTATTAAGACTTCTTGCCACCGAAAGTTACTCTGCTCTGCCTTTCCTGATGGATTGGCATCGCTGGATGTTCTTCTTTGTGGAGATCATTCTCAATTGCTTTTGTCTTCGTATCAGTGAGACCTCTGAAATATTCATCTCGGTCTTCTTTCACTTCAATCGGACAGCGCATTAATAATAAACCGCCTATTCCTATTACACCTTTGTACTTTCCGTCAGCGACAGATGGTAAATCCATTCTATCGGGATACTCATCTGCTTTCACAAACTCATATCCACTTCGTAGTCTACCAATGATATTTTTCTCATCAGCCATACCACGATATTCAGATCGTACCCACCTGTGGTAAAAACCCTCTGGTGGTTCCGGTGACTCTAAATTAGATGGGGGAACCCATCCCCTAGGACGAACATCCTTTTCACGGGTTTCTTGTTTGCGTGAGGCAGTCTTCTTTATTCCTTTTGTAGTCATGTTACGCTCCTTCCTTCACGTGTTTTGCGTATTCTTCTAATGGCACATTGAGTCTTTTAGCTATTGCAACTTGTGAAGGTGTGAGCTTCACGACCCTGCGTCCAGATTTAGTTTTTCGTACGGCCGACGCAACAGTCTGAACGGGCTGTTTTGTTTCGGTTTTTTTATCCTCTGTACCTTTTTCAAAGTACGTTGGAAACACTTTTCTTACATAAGAATCTATTTCACTATAATACTCATCTGATGTCGGGTCAAATCCTTCTTGCAGTAATTCTTCATGATGAGCCATTGCAACATCTCTCATGTGCTTTAATTTTTTATTATTAAACCAAGGATTTCTAGATGCCCACTCTTCAGCTTTGTAATCCACCCCATAATCCTGAGTTTGTTGCATTTGTTGAGCCTGTAAAGCTTGCTGTTCTTGCATCTGTTTTGCAAGTTCTTCATCTCTTTTTTGACTAGCTTTCAAACTTGATAATCTAACTGTATCAGCTTTAGCAGCAGCTAACTGCTCTTGAGCTTCCACTTGAGCTGCAGTGTCATTATCCTCAATTGCTTTTTTGAGTTTTGATTTAGCTGCATCAACAGCAGATGTAACTCTACCTTCAAACTCGGATACGTAACCTTTGCCCACGGTGCTATACTTACTTTTAAGTTCTTCATTTTCTTTTTGCGAAGCCTCGTATAGTCTCTCCATTTCTCGCATTCTACCCACGAGATTATTAATTCTTTTCTTTACGCCTTTACTGTAATTATCAAGATCACCTGTTTCATATGGATCTGTAGGAACCTCTGTTTCTTTTTCACGTGAAACTTTTTCTATTTCTTGTTCTATTGGTTCTACTTCTTGTTTTATAGGTTCTTCTTTTTGTTCTTCTTCTTGAACCTCGACAGATTCCTCTTTTTCTTTTTCATCTTTTAGTTCTATTTCGACAGGATCACCTGACGTATCGATAGGAACCATTTTTTCATTTGCACCTTGCATAGACTTCTCCATGTTTATAAAATATTAGCTGGCAGTATATCTCTTGGATCATCAACAACTGCCAAGACCTCATCGTCGTTAATAATTCTTAATTCGCCCCCATCTATTTTAATTCTAGAACCTGCATATCTAGTAATTAAAACCCAATCGTCCTTTTTACACCAAGCACCATCGGGAAACCTTTCTTTATCTTTATAAGCACTAGGACCTATTTTTAAAACTTTGCATATATTTGTTGTTATTTGTGATTCAGCAATAGTTTCATCTGTTAAAATTAAACCACCTTTTGTTTTTTCTTTTAGTTTAAGTGGAAATAAAACAATTCTAAATCCTGTTGGTTCAGGAATTTTCTCTAATTCTTTTTTCTTTTTTTCTGCCTCTGCATTATCCCATACATGTTTAGGCACAATTAGTTTTGGTTTAGTCATCTTCTAGCTCCTGTTTTTTTAGCAGGTCCGTGAGTTCCCGTACTTCATTATTTAGCGCTGCAAGTTTACCAGTCAAATATTTATAATCTGCCCAGTCTTTACAGAGTCCGCTTAGTATAGACTCTTCTACCGCCTTTTGTCTATCTATTAATTGTTTTTTATAATAAGTAAAAAAGTTTTCTAACCGCATGATTTCATTTGTTCAGACAATTTTTTACATCGATTTGGAGTTTGTTTATTCCACCTGGAGTCCAACATCTCATACGAAGCACCAATAAAATTGCCTTCTTGCAAGCATTTCCACATATTTTTAAACTTAGCCACGCCGTATTTACCTAGTTGAAAACACATTTCCGTTATCACGTGTTCTGCTTTTTCTGGTAAACTATCGATGTTATGCTCTGTCATCAATTGTTTTGCTTGATTAATCGCTTTGCCTAAATCTTTGTCAAAGACTTCTTGTAACTCTTCTTCTGTATATTCTTTTTCAGGAACGAAAGGATCTGTATGAACCACCTTATGACCCCAGCCTATTGTATCGAATCCCTCTGTATCCGTGTATATTTTATTTCTAAATCCCTCACTTAGTTTAACTGCATCCGACAGTTCTTGATAACTCATTATACTTTAATCCTTTTCTTTATCACACCCTGTAAAGTCTTTGCTTGACCAGCATGTAACTTTGATGCTTTCTTTAAACCTTTAATAACTTTTTTTACTTTTTTCTTTTGTGCTTTCTTCATTTCTTTTTAAACATTCCTATTGCACTAGATCCCGCTTTAATGCCGAAGCTGGCAGAAATAGCAATGTAAAGTAGGTTGTGATAATACGACGGCAAATCCTGCAGTGCGATAAACCCACGATGCACATGTTCTTGTAAAGGCGTGAAGACTAAAACGGCTGGAAGTAGTAGAACAATTAGTGCTACCTCATCTTTCCAGCTGCCTTTCATTTGGTCGACAGCACTTTGCTCCCAAGCTACTTTGCCTGCAATCTGATCTTCTTTAAGTTTTTGAGTTGCTTTTATAGTTGTAAGTTTTAATTCTTGTTTTGCTTTTTTCGTTTCAACAAAACCCTTGACGCCATCAGCGACGACGCCAAGTAAAGGTTTAGCTAATAGTTGCCACATGTTCTTTTTAAATTGCTCCGATGATTATGATTACGATTATTGCTACGATACCAGCTTTAATCCAATCTTTCATGCTCCAGTCTGACCATTCTTTTAGGTGAGACCATAGATCTTGTAAAAGTTTCATAGAAACCTCCTTTTAAAGTAAAGTCTTATACTACTTTAGTCCTTTGAATGGAACTTTTTTTATTTGCATATTGCTTGTTTGTCCTTGTGGTCCTGTTCCTTTATTCTGCTTCACAACAAATGGCGAATAAGTAATCGCTGCATCTGATGCCACAACAGTATTTGGAAAAGGATTTTTTTGAGGAACTTCAGTCATTTTTGCATTTTTAAATTTCATTTTCTTGCCTTTCCATAGCCACGTTTAGCCAATCTACCAGACTTCTTACCTTTAACAGCACCACCATTTTTCATACCTTTCGCTTTTAACCTGGCAGTTGCTTCTGCAAGTCCACCATTTTTAAAAACTCCTCTGCCTTTTAAAACATCAGCCTGAGTAACTTTACCATCACCTGTTAAATCTGGAAATTTTTTAGCCATGCCTAATGTATAGTAGGTTTTATGAGATTTATCAAGTCTCTTAAGTTGTTATCAAGCATTACATTAAATTGATTCTCACTTAAATTATCATAGTATAAAGTTTTAGCGACTGCAATCATAGCTCCTGCCATTAAAAGTTGATCTTCTTGTGATTTTGTTGACTGATCAACGATTGACATCAAGCCTGTAAAGTATTCTTGTATTCTTTCGGATGGAGTGTCCATGACTTCTAGTTAAGATCTTTCACCTAACTTTGCAAGTGATATTCCCTCTCTAATTGTTGAATGCTTATCTGCATTATCTATCTTTTCTTGGTTCTGTTGAGCCGCTATTGCAGCTTTTTGCTCTTCAAGAGCTTGTTTCTCTCCATCTTTTTGTGCACGAAGCTCTAATTCTTCTGCACGTAACCCTAATTCTTCTTTTTTAAGTGTAACTAGTGGATCTTGCGTCAAACCTTCTAAATATTCTTGCTCTTCTGCCACCATTTCTTCAGTTAATTCACGAATTCTTTGTGCAACTTGGCTTTCAATCTGTATTTGGAACTGTTGTTGTAGTTGTGGAGGTAATTTTCCACCAAATTTAGCTGATTCTTGGTCTATTGTAGGTTGAATTTTAGTCATTACCTCTGCTCTAGCGACAAAACTTATGTGTTGAGAGATGTGTGACTGCAATAATGCCATAATGTTTGGGGTATTTTTAACTAAATATGACGACATAAAGGCACGATGAGCCTCAATATGCGCTACATGATCTTGTTCTGGAAAAGCTTGTAGTGGATTTTGCATTAAAACTTGTGAGTTTTCCATTGCTGGGTCCATTGGTTGTGGTTGTGCTGGTGGAGGGAGTATTTGATCTATCTGTTGTATACCCATCGCTTGATACATACGTCTATATGCTTCATACAAATTGTGAATTTGTGGGTTAGACTGTGCTAATTGTAGTTGAGTTTGTGCCAACGTAATGCGTTGAGCCATAGAAAATATATTTGGATCTGAAATAGGTATAATATCAACACGGTTGTCAAAGTCTTGTTGTTTAATTTGTCTATTTCCACCAGCTACCATGTATGGATATTCTGGTGGTAAGTATTCTGCTATGACTCTTGCTAATATTCTAAATTCTCTTTTTTGTGCATAGTGTAATCTTTTGTGAATTGCACTCATGACTTTTGAACCTTGCTCTAATAAAGCCATGGTTGTGCCAACTGGATTTGCTTGTGAACCTTCTCCTAGTTTTTGGTCGGCTACTGCTGCAAATCTTCTTCCGGCATCAACAACAAAACCAAGTAAAGCGAATAATGTTTGATCTGGTCCTTTGTAAGGAAGAGGTAATAATCCATTTCGTAAATCTCCTGATGGTGCATCAACATCTCTAAACTCTCCTGGTTGTATAGGATTATCATCATCACGAATTCTTAACCCTCTTGCCTTAAATCCTGCTGGTAAGTTAGATAAAGTTCCAGCATCAATAAGTTGACGAAGAGTAGCTGTTGCTGTTCTACTAAGTCCGCCCAACATATGAATAAGACCGAAGCCATAAAAACCTAAACCAGGTAAAAACTTATAGTGAACAAAGTATTCTATTTTTCTTTTTGTTGGATCATCTGGTCTATAATTACGATAGATAGATAAAACTTTTCCTGTTCCCTCTTCAATTGTAACTATGTATGGAATTTTTATTCCTGTAGGTTCACCTTGCTCCATGTCTTCAAAACCCGAAATATCTAAATCACAGTGCATCTCTAACAGAGTATAGACGTCTGTATTAGCAGGTTTAGTTTCACCTTGTATGTTATTATATTTTTCTTGTGTTTTTGATTCTTCCTCGTAGGGATCATTTAGTTCAACGTCTCTGTAGAATCCTGCAAACTGAGCCTTCCTTAAATCATTGCTTGTCATTTTTACAATATGTGTAACTCTCTCTGTTGTATCTAAATCTGTTGAAAGATACGGAATGACTAAATCTTCTGCTGGTACAAACTTTGCAACTGGTCTTGATAAATCTGCATCATAGTAAACTTTTTTAAAACTAGAACCTGCTAGTGGTAAATAAAATAACATTTGATCCATGTCAGGATCGTAATCTTCCATCTCATCCATAATAAGATAGTTCATGTAATCTTTAACTCGCTGCGCCTGTGCTTCAACGTCTGGAGTTATATCACCAACCACGTTACATTTTACTGGCCCACCTGCCGGTAATAACTCTTTATAGGCTTGTGATTGAAACTGTGTGACGCTCTCTGATAACAGTGGATGCGTCACGCCACTCGCTCCTTGGAACGGTTGGGAGCGTTCGTTGTATTTAAATCCTAATAGGTCTAGACCTTTTGTGTACGAGTCTATCCAATCCGATCGTGACTCTTTATCATCTTCATATTGTTGTCTTAACTCACTTGATAGATTGTTGAGCTCGTCTTCATCAAGAGCTTCTGCTAGATTTGATGAAAAGTCAACAGTTATCTCTTCTTCCATTTGTCCAACTATAGCACCGCCATCTTCTGTCGGTGTGATTTCTGCACCAATATCTTCGACTAATTGAACGTCTGTTGGCGATTCATCAGTTAAAGGAACTGTATTCTCTGGGTTAATTGGTCTATCTACTGCCATTATGTTATCAAAGTTTTCTTTTGTTTTTTCTTTTGTATACCACTGAAACCTTTGGCTTGCACGAATTTATAATACTTTGCTTTAGGATTTGCAAAGGAAGCCTCTTTTTTATCTTCTTTTGTTTTCTTTTTTTTGGTTTCTTGAACCGTGAACCCTTTGACAAAACTCATCAGTAGTATCCTCTTTCCATAGGTAACTGTTCTAACATCGGCGGATCCTCATAATCCTCTGGATGCACAGCTAATCCAACTTGACGATAACGCATCAATGCTTGTGTCATGCTATCAACCAAATCG